CTACCACATCTCCTATTACACCCCCTAAAAAGAATACTTATGAGGGCATCAAGTCTGATGCAAACATGAGAGCTAGAGCAGTGCGTTTTGCTAAGAATCATCTAGGACATGAGAACATAGATGAAGACGAAGCTGTAGACGAATTTATAGAACACTTTAGACAATTTAATGTAAATGAAGTTTTTGCAGGTATGGATTATAACTACGTGAGTGGTTTAGCAACAGATGCAAAAGCAGGTAATGCTAAGAAACAACAAGAGCTAGACGATTATCGTAACTTATATTCTGCTTATGAGCAGATGCCTTCTTTTTTTGAAGAAGGTGGTAGCGATACTATGACTGCATTAGGTGATTATTTTGTAGGTACAGCACTTGCACCATCTACTTATCTATCTTTATTAATACCAGCAGGAGGTAAAGTTGCAGGTCAGGCAGCCGTAGCGACATCTAAATTAGGCATTGGTAAATTACTATCTACTATGGCAACTAATCCGCTTAAATCTGCTGCCGTAATTGAAGGCACAGGTGGAGCATTACAAGATATAGCTGCTCAAGGTACTATGATGGAAGCAGGGTTTCAAGATGACTATAGTTTTGGTCAAACAGCTTTAGCTACTGCTGTATCATCTGTTGCTAGTGTAGGTGTGCCACTTGTAATGGGTAGAAAAGAAATAGTAAAAAGGATTGAACAAAATACAGGTGACTTGGTTAAGGAAAGTGAAGATGCTATAGCTAAAAGAACAATGCAAGCTAGTGTAAACGCAGACAATATGCTAGATAAAAATAAAGTTCTTGGGCAGTCTGTAACAGATGCATTAAACTCATTGAACAAGGAATCTGTAGAAGCAGGTAAAGCAAAGCTAGGAGAGATGGCAACAAAGGAAGAGTTAGATGCTTCTGTACGTTTAGCTGTAAAACCAGAAAAATTCAAACAGGTAGCAGGTGCTTTGACAGAACTACTAGGTGAAGTTGATGGGTTATTACCCGGGGAAAGAATTACTGAAGCACTAGCTAGGGTCACTAGACAAATAGGTAAAGGTAATGTTAAAGGAGCAACTAAAGCCACTACAAAAATAGAAGAGCAATTCGGAACATTAATGAAGAAGTATGATATTACCTACGATGATTTAGGTGATATTTTTATGGCAGACTTATCTGATGCTGGTAGAATTTTACAAGCAGCAGGACAGTCTAAAAAAGCTTTTTTGGCTAGTATGCGTGGCTTTAATCACGCATTAAATGATGTAGCTTCTTTTGACGTTTTTGGTTTTAGTAAAGAAATGAAAGATATGTCTGCTAAATTATCAAAAGCTGTTGATGAGGGAGATGTAAGAAAGTATTTAGAAACTTCAGGAGAAGAGTTAAGTGGATTGAGAAAAGCTGATGCTGCTCGATTAGCTTTTATGACATCACAAACTGCTACCACTTTTAGAAACGTAGCATCTGGTTATTCACGTGTTGGTATGGATATACTTACACAAAGTTTAGACAATGCTTTAGCTAAAGTAACAGGCACTGCAAAACTAGGTCCTAATTCTGATGTGTGGTCTATAGCATATGGATTAACAAATAAAAAAGAAGCAGCTTTAGTAGAACAAATATTTGAAAAAGGCTTTCAAGATAAAGCAGGTCGTATGTTTAAACAACTAGCAGACATTGCTGATGCGACAGGTGCTAGAGGTGGTAATCATAAAGTAGGCAGATTAGAAAAAGCGTCAAGACAACTAAATGCATTAAACACTATATCAGATAACATGTTTAAAAGAGCAGCTTTTGTTGGCAATCTTAAACGTGAATTAAATACTATGTACACACAAGCTATGAAAGACCCAGCTGCTTATAAAAAAATTAGTGGTAAAGACATAAATGAATCAGATTTTGATTTAATTAAAATAATAAAGAATGGTAGATTCAATGATACTTTTGCATCTAAACAAGGTAGAGAAGCATTAGATAGAATTGTAGAGGACACATTGTACTTTACCTATCAGAAAACTCCAGATAGTGCTTTAGCTAGAAGTATTATATCTGGTATACATTCTGCTCCTTTTGTTGGAACAGCATTAGCTCCCTTCCCACGTTTTATGATGAACGCAATGAGATATACGTATGAGTATTCTCCTGTATTTTTAATGACGAATAAACAAGCTAGAGGAGAAATACTTAATGTGGGTAAATCCATAATAGGTATGCAGAAGGATGAATTGATAACTTCTTACAACAATGCTGCAAAAGGTTTAGTAGGAACAGGTATGTTTGCAGGAGCAACTGCATTTAGAATGTCAGAACATGCAGGTGAAAATTGGTACGAAGGCAGAACACCGTCTGGTAAGACTTATGATTTACGACCTTTCTTTCCTGCAGCACCTTTTTTATTCTTTGGCGATATAGCTGCTAGGCTTATGAAAGATGAACCTGTATTTAAAAACAGAGATACTTTTACGTCTGCTATACAAGCATTGACAGGAGCACAATTCAAAGCAGGTTTAGGTGTATATGCTTTAGAAAAAGCCTTTGATGATTTGACAAATAATGATTTAGATATATCTGATAAATTTGAAGTTATGGGTGCAGAATACTTTGGTAATTTATTTAGTACCTTTACCATACCTATAACATCTGCTCAAGACTTATATAATACTTTTTTAGCACCTGATAGTGAAAGAGTAGTTAAAGATATGAATAAAAAAGATGCGTTTAGTCTTCTTGTGAATAGAAGTTTACAACGTATTCCTGCTAATAATGCCATAGAAAAAAACTTAGAAAAGTTAATAGGTAACAGCACAGGTTATAAAGCACCCAAGGATAGAAAATCTTCTACTAAAGAAGGATTGATGAGAAGGGTTGCTCCAATTACAAGACAGACAGCAGGTTTATTATTAAATGAAAAGAAAAATAAATTTGAATCAGAAATGGATAGATTAAAAATACGTAGTTATTCTAAATTTCCTAGAACACAAAACCCTGAATATGATGAAATGTATGGTAACATTATGGATAGTTATATAGGAGAAGTAATTGTACCTTTTATAAATTCCAAAGCCTATAAAGATTTAGAATCTATTGACCTAATTGTAGAAGGTAAAAAAGTTACTATAAGTAAAAACGAAAGACAACGAGATAAATTAAATGGCATAATAAAAGAAGTTAAACAAGAAATTAGTTTAGGTCTAAAAAATCAACAGACTAGAATCAATATGGCAAAAAAATATAAAAACTACCCTAAAGATATATTAGATTTTAATAGATTACCACAGGCTGTACAGACATTAGCTAAAAATGCATACGCAAAAACCTATGGTGCAGTAGCAAGTAAAAACGATTATGATTATTACAAGCTACTGCAACTAGGTAAAAGACTAGGTGAAAACTATCCACTAAATTTAGAGATTAAATAGTTACCTATCATCCCCTGAACCATGAAGTTTTCCACGTTCCTTCCTATCATGCAACTTCCTTAAATTCTCTTGCATAATTGTATTCAAGGGAACTCCAACTTCCTTTGCCATCATAGCACAGTACCAAAGTACGTCACCTATCTCTGATGCTATGGCAAGTTTCTTTACTTCAAAGTCTTCCTTATCAGCACCGTCACGTATAAGTTTCTTTACCTTCCCTGCTACCTCACCTGCTTCACTTGTCATACCTAATGCTAAATACTCTAGTGCTTTGTCTTTAGGAAAGATAGCAGTCCATCCTGCTAGTTTTTCATATAGGTCAGGTGTTATAACTTCATCTATAAACAACTTATCCTGCATGTATTTTCTCGCTTCTTCTTCTATCTTCTGCATGTTTAACCTTCTTTAGTTGCTGTGCATATGCAGAGTTATATCCACGTGACCACTCTCGTGACTGCATGGTGTTAGGATTATAAGGGTTCTCTGTCATAATAACCTTATTACCTTTGACAGCTTTTACATACTGTCTACCCTTGAAAGCATTGAACCCCCTCTCGAATTGTATTCGTAAGGGAGCATCATACTTACTTAGATTGGGGTTTCTTTTCTTCTTGTGTTTTTGCATCCTCTTGTCTCCTTTCAAAGTATTTTACTAGTACGTTTAGTTTACCATTAGCATTTTCTAATGCGGTGAGTTCTTTATCTATAGTATCAATTATAGTAGGATGGTCTCCCACCCCAACAGGATTGGTCATCATAACTTCTACATTAGCTATGTGACCATTCATCTGACCTAATAGTTTAGTCTTTAGTGCTTGTAATATCATATCTCTCATTTTATACTCCTTTTAGGTTTTTGTTTCAAATGTAATAGTTCTCTTATATGTAGCTTCCTACCTTTAAAGAACACAATTAAGTTTATTGTAGTGTTGATGGAAATGGCTATTAATAACCACCATTGCCACCAAAGTAATGTACTACCTTCTAACATTAACTAGCTTGTATGTCAACCATTTCACAAGCATCTGCTGTGCAAGCTAGTTCCCTTCCACCACTAGTTGTATCTTCTTTCTCATAGTCTGCTAACTTAGACCAATCTATAGATGTAGGCATCTTTTTATACAACTGCTCATACTCTCCACCTGTTATGTCTTGATAAGGTGCTTGAGCATATGTATGGTCACTGAATGGCAGAAAAGATATACCTGATACTTCATCAAAGTTTTTGTATACCCATGCTCCTACTTCCATCCACTCATCTTCCTTAACAGATACAGTAACAGAAGGTTTGTGTTCACACCAATGTCTTTGAAACATTAGCCAATACTCTAATTGTTCAATAGCAGACATCTTTGTCCTAGTTGTAGCACCATCAGGTGACTTCATAGGGAAGCTGAACACAGTTGTACTGTCAGGCTTCATAACACATGGCTCACTTGGTATACCGCTATCTTTCATAAACTGTGTGAGTGGGTCTTTGTTATCACCACGTACAGTTCTGATATAGTAATCATTATGTCTAGCATGAATACCTGATGCACTGTCAACTAATTGACTGACTGTACCACTAGGTTTGACACAAGTGATGGCAGTTGATTGAGGAATACCTAAGTCTTTAGCCATCTTCTTATTAGTTTCTACTGCTACATCTTTTAGTATTTGCAGTATTTCTTCATTCCATATAGGGCAGTCAAGAATACCTGTAAGAGATACACCTAACAGTCTTTCTTCTTCTGTGTTATCCTTCCATATCTTACGTAAGTATTTAAAATTAGTAAGAGTTGATTGGAATGTACCTAAGATTGTAGCCATACGTACCTTTTCTTTCAGTGAATTAAGGTCATCTGTAACTCTACACACTACCTCTGTAAGATTACAGAACTGATAAGGTCTAAGTATAATCTCACTACATGGATTGCAACCAAATTGCATATAGTCTAATGGCAATACAGGTTTTTCTACTAATGCATACTTTCTTCTTCCATTCTTAGATGCTTGTTTAATGGCAGATTCTCTATTAAATATACCACGTTCACCTGACTTAGATTCATATAGGGATGTCCATTCTCGCATGAATGTACCCATCTCAGGTTTACCTTTGTATGCTACAGAGTTATTTGCTAATGACCTTTGACCCTCATTATCCCACCACTTACCTGACTTAGCATGTCTCATTTGGTCATCACCTAAGTTAGACAATGATATAAGAGCAGACCTACGTACACCACCAACAACTACGACTTCACCTATCTTGCACATCAAGTCGTGACACTCAATAGGATATAATCGTCTGCCTTTAGCACCCTTAAACTTCTCTATACAGAATCTAAACAACTCTTCTAGTGGAGCAGGACCAGATGCTCTACCACCAAATGTTTTAAGTCGTGCACCTGCCTGTCTCACCTGTGATACATCCCACTTAGGCACTTGACCTACATATAACATAGCAATTAGTTCTCTCAATGCCTTTGCCCATCCGGGTCTGCTGTCACCCACAGTTATGACCGTAGTGCTATCTTCAAAATGTTCATTGACTACAGGTAGCTTGTCTACGTTCTCACGTTCTACAGAGAAACCTACACCTGTGCCACACATAAGTATGTACATACACTCGTCAAATGAACGAGGACTATCTACAGGTATGTAGCTACAATTATAACCACCTACGTGACATCTATCTAAAGCAGGTCCTGATGTCATCAAGGCTCTCATGCTAGGCATCACACCTAAGTTCATTATCTGCTCTGTAAGCTTCTCTTTAAGAGCTTTGGTTACAGTATATGCATGGTTTTTATTAAGATGATTCGTCATGTAGTCAAAGTATCTGTCTACAGTCTCACCCCAATTCTCTCTACGTTGTTCGTCATCCTTCCACCTTGCATAGCGAGAGAGTGCTATAAAGTTTTGGTAGTCGGTTGGTAAATAGTTTTGTATCATGTCAAATCCCTTCTGTTAATACTCTTAAATGTTTTATTGTTACACCATCTATATCGTGTACATATTCCTGTATGTGTTCTTTAAACTCTTCGTCAACCCTTCCATCCGCAGGAATAGGATATTCTTCAGGGTCTACTTCAAACGTTATCATCATTTTAACTCTTACCGTCATTGTAAACCTCAATCAGTTTATTTAAATACCACTGTGCTTTCTTTAAATCTTCTACACCGTTTTTGTATTCATATCTCCATATGTACTTTAGTATATTACCTTGTAAGTAATACTTAAAACCTTCATTAGTCGAAGCTTCTATAGCATCAATAGTTTCAATACCTGCTTTGTTGTAATGAACAGGATGATTGACCATATCCTCTGCTTTATCTTCTTCTCTCAGTCTTCTTGCCATATAATCACCATGCCTTTCCATTATGCGTTTCCTTCTGTATCTGATTTAAAGTTTAATGTTATTACGTTTCCTTCAACATCACTAATTTTATCTATAGCACACTTGTCCTCATTTGGCAAGTATAGATTAGCTTCTTTTTCACATTCTATTTTAAATTTTTCATTCTTATCCATAGTAGGAATAGAACCACATACTAGTCTAGCAAAGTGCATCATACCATAATAGTCTTCATCATCTAACCTGTTAGCATCAGATGTAACTATTTTTACAGATACTTCTCCTGTCCATATTAAATCTTTATCTAGGTGTGGTTTTAAAACAAGTAGAAAGTCTTCAGGTTCATAAGTTATTTTCATGCTTTTCTCCTTTTTATTTTACTACCCTTAAACTTTATGAAGTTAGGGTGTTTGTTTTTACCTTTTTCTTTTAGCCAATCTTCAGGTATTATCCTATCATAATATCTAAAGTCATGCTTTATACACCACTCTGCGTATGTAGATTTCGCACCTTTGCTTAGTTTACTTCGACTGTTTGTAAATACAAATCTAATATCTAGCTTAGGGTGTTGCTTCTTTATGCACAGATGTTTTCTTCTATCTGCTGTTAAAAACCTACCTTTGGTTTCTATTATTATACCATTGTTTAGTATAAAGTCAGGGGTATAGGTGCGGTATGCTAAGTCCTCCCATTCTATCTTCATACTTTCATATGAGTAGTTATGTTTTAGCTTGGTTAAGTATAAAGAGAGGGCATGTTCTAACCCACTCCTATACCCATACTTTATAGCTTCTCTTCTTATTTTATGCGGAGACATCTATACCTCTGCAAGACTTATATACTGCACCATTTTTGGTTCTTTTGCCAAAGACTTCTGTGCAGGTAACTCTTGTAATGTGCTCCAACAGTGTTGTCTAAAATCACAGAAAGTACAATTTTTATTTAAAACCATGTTACCTGTAGGTTTACTTCTAAATGTTTCAGGTTCAGGTTCAAAACATCGCACTAACTCTTTACTATTAGCTTGTTCTATTGTCTTTTCTATTGTGGCTATTTCTTCTTTTAAGTCTATGTTATCTGCCTTAACATATTTAAATTGACCATTGGCTTTATTTACAACCCACCAACCTCCAATCTTTTTATCTGATGCAACTGCATATCCTGCTAATTGACCCACGTAACCAAAGCTGTCACCATTTTTTAATGTGTCAATAGATTCAAACTTATATTTATACGACCAATCAGAAGCAGATTTAATATCGTCAACTGCTCCGTCAACTACAAGGTCGTATGTTCCTGTTATGTTTTTGCCATCTTTTAATTTTAAAGTTACTGCTTCACTGTTCTGATACTCTACTCCTGCTTGTGTTAGTAAAGCTTTAAATACAGCTTCAACAATATCTCCTATCATCATATTCATAACAAAAGTAGTTGGCTTAGATGATGCTTTGTCTGCATGATTCTTTGCCCACCAAAGTTGGCAGGAGGGTCTACCTATATTAGACATTCTATAAGTAAACCCACCTCTTTTGCCACCATTGAATTGACGATTCAAAGCATCTTTAACATCATTAGCAACGGTTTCTATAACAGATTCATCCATTTTAGATTCACCGTCTACTACTTGTTGCAGATACCTATGAACTGCCAATTCACCTTTATGATTCATTATTCTATGTCCACAAAAGTTTCTACAACTTCTAATTCATCATCACTCATTTTATCAGTAGCTTTCTTTTGCCACTCAGCAACAATATATTCATTGTAGTTCTGCACCCATGCCATGAAGTCAGCAAATAGGTCTTGGTCTTTTTCTTCAATAGCCACAGCTTTATTAGTATCAATACTAGCTATTGGAAGAGCATAAGGATTACCATTAGGTAAAGCTTTTTCTTCTGTAGTTAAATTGATAGTATGCTGAATAGGCAACTTCTTTATCTTAGCTAACTTAGTAAAAGGTTCGCCTAAGATTTTAAAAGCATCTCTATTATCTATTTCCCATATAAAAGGTTTACTAATAATATTATGCTCTACTTTATCACTAGTCATGGCATTAACCATATCTACTGTACCAAACAGAACTCTTACTCTTTTGATTTGCTTAATTAAATCTTTAGTTTCTTGTGCTAAAGCATCAAAGTCTTTTATATACCCTGCTGGTTTTCCACAATTAAAGTTACCAAAGTTATCTTTCAAATCAATATTAAGATTGTCTGCCATGATAGTCTTTTGATATGAACCACGTTTCTCACCGTCTTTTGGGTTAGAATTAGTGATAAATCTCTTATACATAAATCTCTGCAAGTATGGTCTTATGACTATATTATCACAGTAATATGTATTATCGTCAGGTACTTCTAGTTTGTAAACACCACCATTGATAGTCTCTACTTTAACCGCCTTACCGTCTATTTCCATCTCACCCATGATAGGTGCATGTTGTATCTTCAAACGTGCAAGAGTATTAGTCTTCTTATCTGAAGTTGATTCCACAGCCATGCCCATAGCTTTAGCCATGCCTGCGTAATTATTTGTATCTATTGTCGTAACGTCTGTTATTGTACTCATTTGTATTTCTCCTTTCAATTAAGATGCCAAGTTATATCATATGACATCTTTAGTGTCAAGCCAATTATTACCTATTTTTGCTTCTAATAATAATGGCACATTTATTGTTATTTTAAACTCTTTCATTATAAGGGAATCAATGTAGTTATTAACATCTTTTATTATATCAATTACCTTTTGTATTTCATCAGGATGAACATCAATGACAATAGAATCATGTACAGTATTAACTATACAAGACTTTAAAGTATTTAGTTTATCATGTATATCCATCAAGACTAAAGGAACTATATCTGCTGTAGCAAAACTTTGTACAGGATAGTTCTTTATTTGTGTAAAGTTTGACACTTTGCCACTTGGGTATCTGACTACATCAGGAAAGAAAAACTGTCTACCTGAAGGTGTCGTTATCTTACCTGTGGTTACAGCTTCTTTAGCCAATCTGGAGTGCCAAGCTTTGATTCCTTGATACTTTTCTGTGAAGTGTTCGTAGTATTTTGCTTCCGCAGGTGTTCTGCCAAATCCTGTTGCTCCGTATAACGGTGCAAACGTATGTGCTTTAGCAGTCTGCCTATCCGTTGGCTGACCAGCATCACTGATAACTTTAGACGTATACGAATGTACATCAAATCCAGTTGTAACTTCCTCAATAGCGACCTCATCTTGTGATAAAAAAGCAGCTGTCCTAAACTCTAACTGAGCAAAGTCTGCTTCCAATATTTGTCCACCTTCCCATCGTGAAACAAATACTTTCTTAACAGGGAACGTACCACCTCTAGGCATATTCTGCATGTTGGGGTCTGCTCCACTGAATCTGCCTGTTGCAGTTCTGTGTTGTAGTAGCCTTACGTGTAACTTACCATCAGGCTTTACATATGTTTTTATGCCATCAACAAAAGATGACAGGTAAGTATCTAGGGCAGACAGTCTTTGTAAATCACCTAAGAACTGTATTGCTTCTTGATTATTATTCTTTACAGATGCGGTACGAAGCACATCTAACATAGATTTATTAACACTAAATCCATTATTACTTATCCATTTAGCATTAGGTGCATTAAATTTAAAACCTGCTACCAATTTAGTAGGATTAAAAACGTACCCATTACCACTGCAAGTAGTACACTTGGGTAACTTAACATAAGGTGTTCCATCTTTTTTTACCTTTCTAATTACACCTGCACCATAACAGGTGTTACATTGTATCGCTTTAGTCTTATATAATATAGTAGAGTTATTATCAATAGTAGTTTTAAATGTACCCTTGCTCATGTATGGAGTAAAGGCATTTGCCCATAGAGATTTATCATTAGGCTTACGACTAAAAATAACCCAAGACATTTGTTCAGGACTATTCAGGTTAACAGGTGTATCTCCCATCAACTCTTTTACTTGTACGTTTAATCTCTTCTCTGTGTCTTGCTTTTCTTTTTCAAACTCTGCTTTAACTTCATCTAGCTTAGTCATGTCTACGGAAAAACCTGTTCTATATATGTGAGCAAGAGTAACAGCTACACGATTAGTTAATACAACTATGTCCATCAAACCTGCATACTTCTCCGTATATAGCTTCTTGTATATGACATCACTAAGTTGCTGTGTAGCATGTAAGTCTGCTGACAGGTAAGAAGATAGTTCATTATGCGGTATCTCGTCAACACCTACACCTTGCTTAAAGTATTCTTTTAATGTGTCTTGTTTCTTAGTATCTAAGTTATGTCTTTCTGCACAAGCTTCTAGCGATAGAGGTTGCTTCTGACCACACTGTAATATGTATTCGCCTAACATAGTATCAAATACAGGACCATCATACTTGAAGCCACACTCCCATACCCACATCAAGTCATGTACTATGTTGTGACCTATAAGTATAGTAGCTTCATCTAATAGTTCCTGTAAGCCTTCATAGTTATCTCTAAATAAATATTCTTTACCTGTGTCTGTAAGACAACCAACCATAACTAATTTATTATCTGTTTCAAATGGGTCTAGGTGTAACTTACCACCTCTATTTGTTACTGTATTTTCTACATCAAGTGTTAGTTTCATTTGTATACTCCTCTTTTATTTTGTTCAGTATACTAATTGCTTCTTGCGTGTCAAGGTAAAACCATTCAGAATTAAATTTTTCTGCAATCTTTTCTGCTTCTCTGTGTGCTTTCTTCTCTGCTTCTCGTCTATTATATACTTTAACCTTATGTATTATAGTATAATCCCTATGAGGAGAGCTTGTTTGATATGCCATAAGCCTATCGTCTGCATCAACTGCCATACCTATTTTATACCAACCTTCCCATACAGGATTGCTGATTATATATACTTCCCCAACTTTACTTCTAGTATAGTTTTTTAATGATGCAAAAGCTGCATCTTCAAATGTTTTATAGTGACCTTCTTTCCACAAAGGATGTGATTTCTTTATGTACTTACCATTTACAAACATACGTTCTTTATTCTTCTTTATGTTTGACCATAGCCTTCTTCTATGACCACTTGGAGACCTATACCACCATTCGTTACCATCAAACTCCATGTTTTTACCTGTTATACTCATGCTCCAAACCTCCCTGTTTCAAAATCAAATTCGCAAGTAACTCTACCATGCCAACCTGACAATTTATTTTTTGCTAATACTATGTGTCTAATACCATCTTCTCCTTCCTGTACTCCTTCTGTTGTTCCTTCTGATGGGTTCTTTGCTAACAATAACATTAGGTCAGCTTCTGATGCTTTACCTGTCTTTGAACCTTCCATCATACTTTGATTTAATTGTACTCTACCTTCTGCTTCTGCACTCAACTGTGACATATAAAACACAGCACAGTTATGTCTTTTAGCTATCTCTCTTGCGTGTATTGCATTAGCTTTTAATGCTTCATCAGGTCTAGCAAATCCTGCCTGTGTTGCAAACTTGTCACCTATATCTACAACGACAACATCAGGATTATAGGTACGACATACCGCTTCTACCCATGACATGTCTTGTCCAATAGAATCTACAATCTTAATATTCTTTCGTAAATCTTTCCAACTATTCCATACTGCATCTTTATTTGCAGTAATATCTTCCTTCTTAAATCCACTTGCAGAAGACAAGTATCGCATGGAAACTCTGTGGGCAGCTTCTTCATTACAAAGCACAACACACTTAGCACCCTGCCTAGCGAAACCATTTGGTCCTGCTAGTAAGGAAGCATGAAAGGATGTCTTACCTGTGTTTGACCTAGCACCCACCATTATCAGGTGACCTGCATTTATACCTTCTACCTTACGTGTTAATGATGGTATGTTAAACCCCCACTGTGTTTCAAGGGAGTTCTTAGCCATTATACTTTCTATACTTAAATCTTCCCACTCAACATTTAGTATGGGAAGAAAATCATCATTGTGTTTGCTAATAATATTTCTAATGGGTTCAAGTGAGGATAGACTGCCATTAACATACTCAAAGCCAATGTTAGCAATATCTTCACCAATAATTTGACGAAATAACTTAGACAAAACATCACTTGCAATGTCTGCACCAAGAGGTTTCTCCTTCTTTATCTTCACAAACAAATCACCAAATGCCTGTTTCTGTGCTGTTGTCAAGCCAAAATTACTAGACATAAATAGTGCTTCTACTTCATCAGGTGTGACATCTCTGCTATACTTTGTCATAGCATTATCCACAACCTTCTTTATCTTCCTGACATCCTTACTAAACAATCTATCAGGACATTTATAACCACGATGGTCATCATAAAATGATTTATCCATCAGGCTTCTTATCAGTGCTAATTCCATGTTGGTTACTCCTTTGGGGTTAAATTATATAAGTTGTTAAAGTCTTCTTCCTTACGATATTTTAAATCATCTATTAGTTTTAGCACCTTAACATTAGGTACTACATCTCTTATTTCTTTAGCAAATAGCAGTGTCTTTGGCAGTGCATCAGGGTCTAGTGCTATTATAGCTGTCGAGAATTGTGAAAGATACCTCTTATGTGATTCTGATAATGACGTACCCAACACTGCTACCCCAACATATACTTCATTACCTACAACTGAAGCACTCACACAATCCTCAACAACGACTGCGACCTTACCATATCCATACGTAAAAGGCAAGTCACTTTTTCCATATCTTTTCCATTTAGGTAATCTATTTGTTATAGACCTACCCACTGCATCTACCATTAAACCACCTCTGTAGACAGGAAATACTACTCTTTTTTCCTTGACATCGTAGTGTAAGCATAATGATACATTGTCTATGCCATACTTTACCGCAAAAGTAAGCACTTCCCACCTATCATTGTCTAAAATGACGTACTCAGGTAGTGCAAATGTGGTATTTTCTTGTTCTTTTTGTGATATAAACTTATTTTTTATATCATTTGCAGATATTCTTATTTTTTTTGCTCCTGATAGCTTACAAGAGGACTTATAACAGTTCCACAAAAGCTTACCCATGTTGTTTGTAACAGTAAATGTTTTGTAGCTGTTACAGAAAGGACAGTTTAATCTTTTAGATTCCCCTATACCTAACTGTAAATCATCTAAATAATCATATATATGTATATTCATACTATTTCCCTGTCGGCAGTTAAAATGTTAATTATCATACTTTTCTCGAAGTGTCAATGCATTTTTTGCAGAATCAAAAGTATTCTTTAAATATGGCTTCACAGACTGTGGATTTGCATGACCTGTGACAGACATTATCTGACCCATTGATACACCTGCTTCCACCATCTCAGTAGTACCTGTTCTGCGTAAATCTGCTATTCTTAGCTCCTTTGGTAAGCCTGAGAGAGTTATAGCATCTCTAGCTACCTTTGATAGCCTATGAACCGTATAAGGCTTGTACGACCCCCTAATCGCTTTTGGGCAAGGTGCAACATATTCTTGAAAGTCATAATGATTTTTCTGCTCTTGTAACATTTCAAATAAATTTTCACTAATTGGTAGGTGGACAGTTGCTCCCCTTTTTGATTGCTCTAGGTTTAGTATACCCTTATTAAAATCTATGCTATCAAACTTTAATAATCTCATATCCCCCACCCTTTGACACCATTCATATGACATCTGTACAATTAAACCTACACTTCGATATTGAAAACTAGAGTAACAGTAATCTAAAAATTGTTTTACTTCATCTCTTTGCCACACTACTTTTCTAGGCTTAACTGTTTTACGTTTAAATGTAGAGAATGGATTTGTTTCAGTAAAACCCATCTCCATTCCATACGAATAAACTTTCCTAGATATAGAACATACATAGTTAGCCAAGTATATTCCCCTGCCTAACCATTCTTCATATGCTCGTCTTGCTTTGTTGCCTGTCAACTTATTAACATTCATATCCCCAAGTTTTTTGGAATCAATTTTTGTACTTAGCATAACCCCAATACAATATTGATAATCTACTTTAGATTTTTCACCTAACATATTGAAATCACTAGATTTATAGTAGCTGTTAACAGCATCTTGTACTGATAATTTATTCATACTTTCTCCTTCCAAAATTGTTGCACTCCCCCCACCCATGACCGTACAGGAAAGTCTGTCATTGAAACAGACAAACTAACCCATACATTATAAAAAATATTACTAAGCCAAAGAGCACATCCATTATTTTGTATACTCATAAGAACCACTCCATCTACTGTAGTGACCATGTTCACATTCTACTTTAGCACCTACGATACTAGCAAGTTGTTGTTCCATTCCATCAATCTTACATATCATGTCGTAGTCTATTGGACATTTATCATCTGTCATAGAATTAATTTGTCTTAAATCTTCAAGCATATCTAATATTTGCTTTGCTTGATGCTTAGTTAAGTTTAGTATTTTATTTATTTCTTTTGTTTTCTTTTTAGTCATGTTACACCTCCAATGCTATATAAATACATAGTCCTATTATTAATAATTTACCATAATCTAAGTCATACTTAGTACTCTCTCCATACTTCTCTTCAAAGTGTGCTATTATTCTATGCCACATATTATTCTCCTTTCTTTTTATCAATGTATATTCTCATGTGTGTTGATTCAGCTTTGCTCTGACCCCAATAAGTTGCACCTGTTCCTCTTAACTCAGGCTTTATGTGTTGTCCACGTACTCGCATCTTATAAGAATCTCTGTTAAGATATTTCTTCATAGTGTCAACAAACTCCTGACCCTCTGTGTCGTTAGGTATCTCGCTGAACATATAACCACACCCTTTAGGTTGATTGTTGTAGTAGGAATCTTTCCAAAACTCAGCTTTACTTACTTCTTTCTGATACCTTTCTTTCCATATGTCAGAGGTTTCACTATCGTTAACAGATGATATGAAGTTATCTTCTGCTAGTTTCTTGTAGTTTTTATATTGATTATTCAACTCTTCATATGTACTCTTCTCAATCATGTTCATAGCTTTCTCTTGCCACTCATCACGTTGTTTAGCTAACCTAACTATCTTATGACTTAACTCTTCTATAGTTATATCACTAAACAATTTATCATATCCTCTTTCTTTCATGCTACTTCTCCTAATCTGTTATATCTATTGCGACTATATCATATTCATTAAGCATGTCTCGTATTTGCTCTACACTATATGCTTTAATATAAATATAAGTTGTAAAAGTTTCGCTACCATCTACTTTCCATTCTACATAATATCTATTCATCTTTAATCTCCCATCTATAAAATATGTGGTCATTTATTCTTGTTACATATGTCTTAGTATCTGCCCAACTAGGATTAACATAGTGTGCATGGTAATGTGTAGCACCTTCGACAAGGTCATCTATATGTCCATTGTATACACCATTTGCAATGTGCATAGCAGTTCTCCATGCCTGATGTTCTCTAGGCTTATCACTCTTGCCATCACAGTACCAACTGAATTGACATCTATTCTTGATAGGAAAGTCAGGCTTCCATTTGTAGGTTGCACCTTGCTTAACTACGTCACATACTGTGTTGGGGTATCGTGTATCTTTTACCCTATTCATCACAACTTGTGCGACTGCCACTTGCCCTACGTAACTTTGATTCTTAGATTCGTGATACACGTTGAGTGCTAGACACATTAATGATTCCATTAGCATTAGTATATCTCCTCGCCATTCTCACTCATTATAAATAAGAACCCACCACTATTACCCTCAGGGTCAGAACTTACGGCTACCTTGACATCTTCATACTTAGGTTTAGTTAATATAAACTCAGGAAAGCCTTCTGCATCTTCTCCTAAGAATTTTTTTATTCTAAATCCTTCTAACTGCTTGTAGTATGTGTCTTTAAATTCTCCCATTATACATTCTCCTTGTTGTTGTTATACATTTCTACCCATTCAGTAGTTCTCTGCTCTTCTCGTTCTTGTTGTAATTGTCGTAATGCTATCTGACAACCACTATAGCCATCAAATAGTGATAACGTAGTAAAATCGTGATGTATGTCAGGTAAGTTTTTAAGTATGTGCTTGATAGTAGGAACATTAAAACCATTACCTAGCATCTTGTATCGCTGACTGTTTGATACACAATCTGTATAATTGTCAGGCACACCTTGTAATCTTTCACACTCTAATGGTGTAAGCTTTCGCCATCTCATACCATCTGTAACCACATTATCTTTTTGTACGGTAGTTAAACAATTAGATTTATCATCTTGTCTAACCTCTAGCTTAGTAGTGAATGGTAAGTCTAGCTGATTATCTTTTCGTGTACCATTCTCGTCTAGTCTACGATTAACTATTCTACCCATTGCAACTTTAGGTTCTCTGTGACCGCCTTGCATAGTGGTTAATGTGGGAGATTTACCCATAGGGGAATATATTCTTTTGATGATGTCATAACCTTTGATAGTATCAGCTTCTGCTACTTGTACCATAGTTCTCTGCTTACGTTGTATACTGTTCCACCAAACTGCACCGTTGTACCTAGCGGTTACACAATGTGCTTTACCTTCCTTGTTGGTCATTAAATCGTGAGCAATGCCATCATCTTCTAAGATGTCTTGTAATACGATATTGTCTTGTCTGATTAATTCATCTTGCGGTATGTTTGTCCAATACCATCTCAATCTATTTTGTGCTGAACAATCTGCACTATTATAGATATATGGTTTAACACCTAACTCGCTAGAGATTATATCCTGATACTCTTGTTTCATTCTAACATTCTCAAGTAAGAAGTATTTAGGTTTAAGTTTATTCAATAGCCTAACATATTCAAAGAATAAGTTTGACCTTTCGCCATGAATCAATCCCTTGCCTAAGCCTGCGAATGAAACATCTTGACATGGCGAACCGCCTACTAATAAATCTACTGTTGCAGTACCGCCTTTAGTATTCATTAATGTATCAATCTTTTTAACATCTCCTAATTGCCATGTATTAGGAAAGTTATTTTGTGTTACCTTTATGGCATACTTATCTATTTCACTCGCATAGTACTTCATTACTGATACTCCCTTATATTAAATCCCATTCCATTCTGCTCTATATATCTCTTGCCTAAGAATTTAACTCTACTCTTTAATTCTTCTATAGTCAAATCTTTAACATCGCTAGAACCACCTTCATCATCACAACTAAGGATAATAGCATTACCGCTGACTATATACTTATTATCTAACTCAACATAATAATTATATTCTTTTAGATTGCCTTCCTCGTCTGTCCATATGTCATTACCATTTAAGTTATACGGATATAGTTCTAACATTCTACAGTTAAGTAACTCTTGTTTATGCTCATAGCCTTTACAATCTATCTCAACTATAAGTTCATCTTTGGCATTAATTAAATATGCTTTCATCTTATTATAACTCCTCATTTAAATTGTTATCTAAAAAATTTTTTAACTTTAATTTACGTTCTCTGTCCCAAACATCTCTAATAAGATAAAAGGTTCGCATTATATTCTTTTCGTGTGATGGTATTTTATCCCATATTAAAGAGTTATAGCCATTTTCCATGTGGTCTTTTTGATTGAATTGATAGCCTTCGCCCATGTCTTCTTTAGTCTTCCAATGTTTCATAATCGTATTCCTCATTTGGTTTGTTTTCAGTTATTACGTCTATTTCTTCTATTGGTAGTAACTCGCTTTCCATATCATATAATATGTCTTTAAAACTTTTCAAGTGTAAATTATCAATATCATTCATTTATTTGTCCTTCCTTAAATTGTTAACATTATAAAACATGGATTGCATTAGTTGTTTTGTCTTTCGCTTGTCTTTTCTATCCCTATGCCAATCCCTATTTCTCTTCTTGTCTCTTGATTGCTTTTCTATTCTCTGCTCTTTCATAACTGCCTTTACCTTTCCTATTCTTTATTATTTGTTTTCTCTTTTTGTTATAGGCTAATGCTTTAGCTATTGGATTAATAAATTTAAATTGCATAACATTATCCCCTTTATTCTGATATAGTAGTTGTATTTCATATTACAACCCTTGTACACCCCCCATGACCGTATTTATTTTTTCGTGTGATATTTTTGCAACAACCCCCCACCCCCATGACCGTAGGAAAATTATATAAAGCAATCATTTGACTGCTTCATATATTAAATTATCTTCTAGTTTATCTGAATGTTTATAACACCTTAAACAATCTTTGCATTTTTGACCGCTACAATTTTGTCTACTTACATAATCCATTTTTAAAACATTATTAAAAACTTTATCAAAATTATGCGGTATTTTTTCAAGCGGTTTATTAACATTAAGATTAGAATATATAACTATTAAGTTTTTAGGTTTAATCCTATCATTAAAAAATTTAGTAATTATCTTTTTTTGTTTAGTCCAAATTGCAAAAGTGCAATGCGGATTATATTCTGCAATTCTACAAAAGTTTTCAATCATAGTATAATCATTATACTTTTTAATTATATTGCCTTTATGGTCGCATTTAGCGGTTAATAAATCACCATGATGTAAAAACCGTTCATATACTTTTAAAGTTAAGAATTGTTTTATTTCATTTTCATCTAATAATTTTTCCGCAAGTATTTCATTTTTATTTAATGCATTTTGTGTAGATTTACGATAACCTTTTAAAGATTTTTCACTATAACAAACTCCGCAAATATCTATAGTAAAACCTGCTTCTTTATTTTTCTTTTTAGCTTCCGTATATCTATCATAACAAAATTTATTAGTAATTGTATTAGTACCGTAAGCTTCAAAATCTTCAAGTTTACCTAGTAATTTAGATTTATGAAAATTAACTTTTTGCATTTTACACCCCATGACCGTAATTAATATAAAAAAATTTAGAATTATTTGAGCTATAACTTTTTATAATCATAGCTCAAATATATTAATTGTTTAGCTAATCAATTAATTAGATATTAACTTATAAACCGCAAATTTTCCAAAATTACTTTTTTCTATTCTTTTATTGCCAAGTAATTTCTGCTTTTTAACATCTAATATTCTAGCAGATAATCTATTTATATTAGAAAACTTGCCTTGCGTGATAGCTTCTAAATTAAAAGCTTCACGTTGATTTAAGCTTCCAAACAATTCAAGATATTTAATAACTTGTTTATTTTGGTTTAAGTGATTGTAAGTATAATTTTGTGTTTTAGTATTTTGCATAATATTTTCCTTCTATGCTATTTATAAAGTTTTATTAAATAATCTAAATGATTAACCTTTATATCTTTTATATAATACCTAGTTTTATTATTTCAAGTATTATATAAATTATTTTTTATTCTTTTATTTCTTTCATGTATTCTTTTTAAATTATTATTAGTACGTATTTTATTTTTTATTTCATAATATATTACTAGCCATAAAGGTAAGGTAAAAAAGATAATAACTAATAATTGGATATATATATTTTTATCATTCATTATATTAAACCTTTTTATCTTTTATATAATTTTCAATTATCTTTTTTTCTTTCTGTTTTTTCATATCCTCAATAAATTTTTCTAATACTAATTTTTCAGCTGTAATATAGTCTAATAAATTATGAATATATTTTATTCTACTATTTTTATTATCGTATTTTTCAATAGTAGTAGCTTTATAAATTAATGCTGATTGTATTATTTGCAAATCTTTATCATTTAAATTTAATCTAATCATTTTTTTAAACCTTTTCTAATATACCATAAGCGGTATTTTCATTTACTTGTTTTTTCGTATTGCTATCTAAATTATTATAAAACTTATCATGTAAATCTAATAGACTATTTATTTTAGATTGTACTATTTTAAACCTATCATTAATAGTATTATAAGCGTGTTCACGATTGTTATATAAAGCTTTAAACCTATGTGTTCTTAACCTTCCTTCCTCAATTCTATAATCTTCAATTTGTTTTAATAGTGTATGTTTTATTAATTTGTATTCTGTAAATGATAACATTTTTTAAACCTTATTTAATTAAAATATATTATCTATATAATTCGTAATGATTATTAATTCAATAGATTTAATAAAATAATTATTTGATATGTAATTATATACATATGACCGCTTCTTATTTTATACACCGCCATTTTAAATGCGGTGGTATTCTGCAAATCATTATATTTTAATACAATTAAATAAATAACTAATTATTAGTTAGTTGTTTATATTACATAACTAATTGATTTTATTAGATATTTTACATTATTAATTATTATTTTTATTGATTAACGTTATTTTATTACAATTTTTGACCTTCCCTTTATGTTTTATCGGCTAGTTAGCAGCCCCATGCAGCAGCCACTAGGGGGGGTCACGTATATATGCTTGGAGAAATACACAGATGGGAAATATAAAGTGTTAACCACTTAGGTAACTCATCTCATATATACATAAAGTGTGACATATTTATCACACGATAATATTTATTTTATTTTGCCCTATTGACAAGCTGACCAAAATCGAGTATAATTAGGTCATATCATATAAATGATACATATAACTGTTTATAGAATAAAGATGATAAAGACACTTACATGAACATATAAATGTAAACACTTAAATGAACAGTATTAATTAATCTCCGTACTAATATAAAAAAGATACTTGACAATGAAACGAAAATCAGTACAACTATACACACCAGAGAATATGTTGGAAGCATTTTATTATGCCATTCATACTAACACATTAAAGAATTTACATATACCCCACAGTTCCGTGTTTTATGTACGTGCTGCCATTGAAGCTGACACAGGTGTACGATATACATTAAAGCACGTGGAGACTGCAATGAAAGCAGAGGGGATGATAAATTAATGTTTGAAGCATATGTACTTGTATGCATGATTGGTAACTCAGATGTGTGTCATACATTGAAAGATTTGGAAGGTCCATATAAAACGAAGCAGGAGTGTATAGTACGTACCTATGAAATGGCTGCTGACCTACCAGACTATATGCCTACATTCCAAGCCTTGAAGTATAAGTGCTATGAGGACAAAGATTCAGATAAGATGAGAATATAAACTATGGCACATGAAAATAGACGAGCAGCGTTGCTCAAGAAACATGGACTAAAGGGTGTGAACAAACCTAAGAGAACACCTGACCACAAGACTAAATCACATATGGTGTTAGCTGCCGAAGGGCATAACATGAAGCTTATTCGTTTTGGACAACAAGGGGTAAGTGGTGCTGGTAAAAATCCTACTTCAGCGAAGGATAAAGCACGTAAGAAGAGTTATTATGCTAGACATAATGCTCAAGGTAAACCCACTACTAAGTTATCAGCTAAATACTGGTCACATAAAGTAAAGTGGTAACAGGAGAATAAAATGGCACTACCTCTATTATTTATCGTAGGACAGGCACTCGTAAGAGCTGCAACACCTACAATAGCTTCAGCTATCCGTTCACAAGGCGGAAGAGCAGTTAAAAAACTAACAAAGGCTTTGACTAAGAAATATGGTCAACCTAAGACTATGAGCAAACTACCTAAGATAACAGCTAAACTAGGACAGAATAAAACAACAGGTACATCTGTTACAAAGCCTAGTGGTAGTGGTGGTAATGTTACAAAGCCTAAGTCTACAGCAATAAGTAAACCAAATAAATCGCCTAAGAAAAAAGTGTTTGAAGGTGAAGTGATACCACCTAAAAAGAATGTTAGTACTAAAGTAAATACATCTAAACGTAAAGGTGAAACTATTGAAGGTACAACCAATAAACCTTTGAAAGTAGGCGGTGCAAGTAAATTAAAAACACTTGGAAGTGTGACTGCACAAATAGCAGCAGATAAACTAGGCACAAAGAGTGGTGTAAAGAGTACAAACCTTAGTGCAAGTGAAATGCCTAAACCAAGACCTAAAAAGAAAAAGAAGACTGACTTTGGTATGGGTAGAGTGGACAGCCTGTCAAAAAGTAAAGTTAGAAGAACAGACAATATGGAAGGCGGAACTGCTCCTGTAAAAATGAAGAAGAAAGATACAGTAGCTAAGAAACCTAAGAAAGCACCTTCAACTAAAGTTAAAAAAGAAGAACTTAAAAAAGTAGTTAAGAAGAAAAGAAGTAATATAAGTAATTCATCTTCTTACGATGCTCAGTTTACATATGACGAGTTAAAGAAACGTGGCGGAGAAAAGTTTGCTAAAGGCAGAATGTCTGCTAAGAATTATGCAAAAGTAAAAAAGAAATAGGTGACACATGAAAAAGAAAGATGGAATAGCTATTATTATCATGGGTGGTGGTAGAAAACCTAAAGATACTAAGAAGAAAACTAAGATGGCTTATGGTGGCAGTGTAGGTGGCAAACAACATATGTACTCAGCAGGTGGTTCAGTCACTGATAATGCAGGGTTACTTGCTTTAAAAAAAGCTAGTCCTGAAGCCTACATGAACATAAAGAAAAATGGCTAGAAATTATAAAAAAGAACAAAAGTATGATTCTAAGCCTGTAGTAAAAAAGAAACGAGCCAATCGTAATCTTGCTAGAAGGATTATGGAACGTAAAGGTCTTGTTAAAAAAGGTGATGGTAAGGATGTACATCACGTAGGGGGTAATGCCCTAAAAAAGAAAAGTAAATTTAGTGTAGTGAAAGCTTCAACTAATAGGTCATACAAGCGAAATAAAAACGCAGGTAAAGTAAACAGGAGTGCTTAAACAATGATGAAGAAAAAAACAAAGTATATGGCTAAAGGTGGCATGAAGAAGACTAAATACATGGCTAAGGGTGGAGCAGCTAAGAAGACTAAGATGTACTCTCGTGGTGGAGCAGCTAAACGTAAGTAATGTCATATCTTATAAGTAACGTACCACATTTTAAATGTTGGGTACGTAAGGAGTTCACTTGTAATCATATGAATTATCACGGTGAATACCTACACGCACTAGCTTTCGCAGTTAATACCATACCTGATAGGTCACTAAGTTTTCAGGTAGTCTTCACAGGTTGTACAGAAGATGACAATGTACACGGTGGTGCAATGTGGGCAAGGATGCCAATACAAGCACTTGTAGCCGACATACCTGTAGATGAATGGGCAGAGCCAATGGAAGACCACTTATGTCAACCTTGGGATTGTGAATCAAGAAACCATAGTGTCATAGTGATGGACAGAGTTAGTTCTAGTCCGTGGTTATGTAAGATAGGCAATGAGTTCTACACAGCTAAGTATATGTTTACTGTTGACTATACAGACAGTGACATAGCAGATGACCCTGCACAGCATAAACAGTCACACGTGATGTACTTGTTGGATGCAGGAAAATGGACAGGCAACATTGTTGCACTGCCAAATAACAGAGTAAGAGCTACAAGTCCTGCTCTGTGGGTTACAGGAGAAGGAGCACCTGACTTTGCACCATCACAGTGGACACACTCGGCAGAATCACATGAATCTTACTTAGACCCATTCACTACGTTTAATAATCTATATGAGGATAGAGATGCGAACAGCGAAACCAAAAGCAAAAAAAGTAATAAAAAAAGTAGTAAGTAAATTAAAGAAAGCTAGTAAGGCACATGCAGGTCAAGCTAAAACTTTATCAGCTTTAAAACTAAACAAGGGTGGAAGCACAGTCAATGCTGCAGGGAATTATACCAAACCTACAATGCGTAAGAACATATTCAATCGTATCAAAGCAGGTGGTAAGGGGGGTGCTCCCGGTCAATGGTCAGCCAGAAAAGCACAAATGGTCGCATCAGCCTACAAAAAAGCAGGTGGTGGATATAGAGGATAATGGCAAAAAAGAAAAAGGCAGACCCTAAAGTTGGCACAGGTAAAAAACCGAAAGGTAGTGATAGACGATTATACACGGATGAAAACCCTAAAGACACAGTTAGCATCAAGTTTGCCACGGTCACCGATGCCAAAGACACCATTGCAAAAGTTAAAAGAATCAATAAACCATATGCGAGAAAGATACAAATACTTACTGTCCTTGAACAACGAGCCAAAGTATCTGGGAAGAGGGAGCAAGCAGCTCTCGCAAAAAAAGCAAAAGAACAACTAAAAAGGAAACACGAGAATGACAAAAGAAAAGTGTGATACTTGTGAATGTTACGAATGTGACTGTGACGAATGTAATTGTGAATGTCACGAAGATAAGGTAGCAGAAAAAGGTAATGATTGAGTTTGTGTTAGTGTTTATGATGGGATTAAGAGTAGTAGACCAAACACAAACCTTTGAAGACATAGATAGATGCTTGTACTTTGCAGAGAGATTACACAAGCAACCGTCAGTACCACAGTTGGAAGGAGCTAATCTACAGATAACAGCCTACTGTAAACCTAGAAGGAAAAGATAATGTTAGCAGAACTCGCAGCAGCAAATGCAGCCTTTGGTGTAATCAAGAGTTTTATATCTAACGGTAAGGAACTTTCAGGTTGTGCTAAACATATATCAGATTTTGTATTTTCTAAAGAAGCCATAGAGAAAAACCTTAAAAAGAAAAAAGCTAAAGGTATAGGGGGTGGAGACTTAGAAGAGTTCATGGCTCTTGAGCAGATAAAAGAAAAAGAAGAAGAACTCAAGAAGATGATGATATATCTAGGTAGACCCGGATTGTGGCAAGACTGGCAACAGTTTCAAGCAGAAGCAAGAAAGTCTAGGCGTTATCAAGAAAAGATGGCAAAGAAACGTCAAGAAGAGATAATGGAATATGTAGGATACAGTATAGGTTTCATTGTCATTATATTCTTTGCAGGATTAGCAGCTTGGTTTGTAGCTAAGTGGACAGGTAGATTATAACTCCATGTATAGGCATCTGCACGTTGCAAGAGAATGTCTGCATAGGATGTAACAGAACAATAGAAGAAATTAAGGAAGCATATGAAAGCACCACAAAAGTCACTAGCAAACTGGACAAAGCAAAAGTGGAGAACTAAAAGTGGTAAACCTAGTACACAAGGGTCAAAAGCTACCGGTGAACGTTATCTACCTGAAGCGGCAATTAAGGCTCTTTCTCCCAGTGAATACGCCGCCACTTCGGCTGTTAAACGCAAAGCAACTAGAGCAGGTAGACAAGTGGCTAAACAACCCAAAAAGATTGCTAGAAAAACGGCGAGATTTAGATGAGAAAAGACAAATTGTACTTAAACTTGGCGAAGCCGCTGCTGAAGCTAGGAAACTATCTCTTCAACAAGCACGTGAAAGCTCTAAGAGAAAAACAAGAAAAAGAAGGAACTAGGAGACTATAATGGATAACATGATATTAGATGCGTGGAATGAACTTAGTTACGTTGAAGGTGTTTTATTCACAGTGTGGTTATTTGTTCTGTACTATGGTAAGTGCTGGATAGATGCAAAGTTTAATAAAGAAGCTTGTAATTGTATAAGATGAGTGTAGAGACGTTTTTAAAATGGAAGATACTTCCTAGATTTATGATGTTAGCTAGTACAGTAATGTCATGGAGATGTGCTGAATGGTTTATGGACTTAGATAATCCAACAGCAGCACAGTCAGCTTTTGTATCAGTAGTTATGGGTGTGATGACAGGTGTCTTTGGCATTTGGATGGGTCACGAACATAAAGGAGACAACGATGTTAACAGCATTAATAGGACCAATCGCAAACCTCGCTAGTTCTTGGATGAGTAGTAAGGTTGAGAAGGTCAAAGCAGATGGTCAGGCTAAAGTAGCACAAGCTAGAGCTAAAGCAGTTGTAGCTGAGAAAGTTGCTACAGGTGAAGTGGCATGGGAAAAATCTATGGCAGATGCTTCAGATAATTCTTGGAAAGACGAATTTGCCTTGATTGTTTTGTTATTACCTGCTATACTTGTATTTATACCTAGCATGACAGAATATGTAAGAGTAGGCTTTGAGGTATTGAATACACTACCTGAGTGGTATCAGTATCTTTTGTTTATAGCAATTAGTGCATCCTTTGGTATTAAAGGTGCAGGTCAGGCTATGAAGATTATGGGGAAGAAATGAACTTAATAAAACTACAAGACGAAATATCAAAAGACGAAGGTATAAAGTATGAAACATATAGATGCTCACTTGGACATTTAACAGGGGGTATAGGACATCTTATTACTGAATGGGATGAAGATATTTATTCAGGACCTATAGGAACTCCAATACCAAATGAACAAGTGAATGACTGGTTTGCGAAAGACATAGAAACAACTATAAAAGATTGTAACCTATTATTTTCGCAATTTGATAATCTGCCTGACGATATACAACACGTATTAGCTAATATGTGTTTTCAATTAGGTAGACCTAGACTATCCAAATTTAAAAACATGATTGCTGCCGTAGAAGATTTGGATTGGCATAGAATGGCAGACGAGATGGAAAACTCTCGTTGGTTTAAACAAACACCCAATAGAGCTAAACGTCTAATAGCAATCGTTGATAGGCAGTATCATAGAGAGAATATACCAGTATGAGTAGAGAACTAACTGAAAGACAACAAAAGTTTTTAGCAGTCTTATTTGATGAAGCTAATGGTGATATAATAACTGCTAAAAAACTAGCAGGTTATTCTGACACATCAAACACTACAGATATAGTAAAGTCCATGAAGGATGAAATACTAGAAGCTACGCAGTTGTTTATGAGTAGGAACGCACCTAAAGCTGCAATGGCTATGGTCGGTGGCTTATATGACCCTACAGAGCTAGGTCTAAAAGATAAGATGATGGCAGCTAAAGAATTACTAGACAGGACAGGCTTAGTGAAGACTGAGAAGATGCAAGTAGAAAGCACTGGTGGTGTTATGCTATTACCTGCAAAGAATGATGGATAGAAGTGTAGGCAAGTGGAAGTTACCACAACCAACAGACTTAAAA